AATATATAATGTTGGCAAAAATGGCTCTGTATAAACATAAAAAAGGCCCTAGTAAAATAGGGCCTAATTTTTGTTCTTGTAGAGGGTAGGATTGAAATCTACAAGGGTTTATGTTGGGGATATGGTTATTTACCTTGACCTACATACTTTGATACTTTTTTATCTTTAGGGCCAGAAGATTTCTTAGCCTTTCCACCTTTTCTAGTACCAAATGTGATTTTTGTTGATGTTCCTGTTGTTTTTGCCATGGTTTATGAGTATTTAATTGAGTTAAGACGGTTTACCCATCCTGCATAAAATTTATTTTGTGAAGGGTTGTTGGCTACAATAGCTTTGTATCTTTCAAGTCTTCTTGCATATAGAGCGTTGAAAGCTGTTTTACCATTATCTTCTTTTGTTCTGTCTAATAGGTATTGAAAAGTTTTAGGTCCATAATGACCATCTACATCAACACCAATGATATGTTGAACATATTTTACTATTAGCACTCGTCCTTGGTTTAGTCCTGAATCCACTATGAATTCAGCTAAGCTTTGTTCAGGTATTTCATCAGCTCTAAAGTAATCCCAGTAAAGTTTCTTTAATACGTCATGAGCATGCTCTCTAGAAAGAAGCTTAACATCATTACAATCAAATAAACCATTATGGTCTACATCAATGTGAAATTCTTTAAGATCATCTAGTGTAAGACCAAACTTAGTGCAACCTCCAGTGTCGCCTGGAACATTCTCATACTTATCACCTTCAAATGCTATTTCTTTTGGGAAGTATAGTTCAAAATTAGCCATGGGATTTACTAGTTTTTTTGATTTTCTTAATCTCAGCAAGTATTTCAGCATGCTCTTTGATAGCTTGTCTATCTAAAGCAAGATCTTCTTCAAGCTTAATCAGCAGCACCATTATACTCTGTAGTATTTCTTTGGACTCTTGATCCACTTTAAGATCTTTAAGTAGTTCTTCTCTATCTTTAATAGCTTGTCTATTGGAACTCATTAGAATCATTGGAGTGGCATAAGCTGCCTGGGATGATAATAACAAATTCATCAGGATAAAAGGATATGGATCAAAGTTGCTAAAGTGTAAAACATTTACAGCTCCCCATATGATGAGGATCACTGTCTGCCAGATTATAAAAGTCCAGCTTCCTACAAAAGAAGCTACACCATCAGCTAGGTTAATACCAAAGTCTTTCCAGTTCATTAATGTTTAAGTTTAAATTTCCAATAATAAGACACACCATAATGAACAACACCATTATACAAAACACTAAAAGTAAAAACCTGATCATGTTTATCCTTATAGATAAGGCCCACCTGAGCAGCGCTAAGTGGATCAGACTTGCTAGTAAACAAGCCACCACCAATATAAAGCTGTCGTTTAGGGAGATCATGGATAGTTTTAGTTATTGTAAATGTATCATGGATTTCAGGTATTTTAAGACTATCTATAGCTGTTGTAGCTCTAAGACTATTACATAACACTGTATCATAAACAGTGATGTATCCATATTTCTTTATAGGAAACTTGGTTTTATATGTCTGCAGTCTAAAGTATTTATCACCCAGCTCATCATACTGCTTCAGTAGAGTGTCATAATCAGCACTGGCTTGATAGAAACTATCATGTCTCCAGGCTGTATCCACTTTACCAGGAAGATGTATAGTTTTTCCTTTGGTTGTATCATGAACTTCTATGTATGAAGTATCATGTTTCACCAGAGTATCTATAGTAACACCAGGTTTATCATGGCTGTATCTGCAACCAGTCTTCTGGAAGAAGATGATTAGCATCAAGATGATAATTACTATGTATGGAAGGTTTTGTTTATTCATAAATTAAGCTTGTGGTGGAGCAGGTTCTTCGCTGAAGAAGTTAGAAACTATTTTAGCTACTACTCCAATAACAAATATCACTGTACCTACTATGGGATGACCATTAAGTGAAGCAGTGGATCCAGCAAATACTACACCAGCTAACACTGAGTCAGCTATTTGTCTTATTTTCTTTGGGGTTGGGGTCCAGTAATGTTGTGGTCCAAATTGCATAGTTGTAAATTTTTAAAGGTTATTATCCAATTCTCCAAGTATTTGTATTAGCACTTGCTGATGCAGGTGTTACAGGATTTGTTCCAGCGACTGTAGGTGTAAGAGATACTCCAGCAGCTGCAGCCCACCAACATATTTGAATATAGTCACCAGCATTTACAGTGATAATATCTTCTAAGTTGGCTAATGTTTGGTTGTTTTGAGCTCCAGTTGTTGTAAAAGTATAAGAAGATCCTGGTACATCTACTCCATTTTTTCTATACCAAACAGTGATGTTATAGTTACTAGCTCCACCTGTAAAGAAAAACTGACCAAGAAAGTTGATAAGATACGTTCCATGTTTAGTGTACGTTATTTGAGAATTAGATACAATTGATATACCATTTGATATAGAAGTTGTATTAAACGTAGCTATATTAACAGATGTAGTTCCAGCACTTGCTTGCGTTGTATAATCCTCAAAAGATCCCTGTTGAGAAATATATGTTGTAACAAGTAATAGCTTTACTTTTTTATAAAGCCAGTTTACTTTTTCTACAAATCCTAAATTATTGGGCATAGTGGTAAGTTTAAAGTGTTGTTCTATGTATGATTTTAGCTACAACATCCCTTTCTTCAGGTTTGGTAGCTATGATTTTAGTAAATATAGGTGCTGTATCTTTAGGAGGTTCACCTGGAATATGTTCATTATTTTTAACAAGTCTAGGCTGTTTATACACTGCAGCTTCAAGTCTATCCACTCTATTCTGAAGATTGGTTATATTAGCTTTGTCAGTGGTAGTTTGTATCACTGCAGTAGCTAATGTAGTCTTAATTGTCTGAAGATCACTCCAAATCAATAAACCAAGAATACTAACTAGTGATGGAAATAACCAAATTTTTACTTTGTCAGCAGATGGTAAAGCCATTTTTAAGAAATTAAACATTTTTACATAAATAAATTAGTGTAGAATGATAGAAATGCTTTAAATTTGACACCCCTTTCTCTACAATTATAATATACATTTTTTTAAGTTAACAACCTAAAAATTATGACAGAAGAAGAATATAAAAAAAAGATCGAAAATCAACTTATTGAAGAATTTGTAAATAAGTTTTATGAAAAAGTGGGCTATAAACCCACAGTGCTCACTGACATTATGGATAATGCAGGTGGGCCACCACCTATGACACTAGCTAAATTAGCAAGTTATTTTGATGAAGAATTACCTGTAATACATGGTAAAACTATTAAACTAACTTCTAAGTCTAGATATAGAACATTGGTGGAGTTACGTTGTATATTTTGTCATATTGCACGATATATGGGGTATACGTTTAGCGCAATAGCTCATTATCTCTTTAGGGATCATACTACAATTATTCATAATGTAAACACATTTAATAATTTGTATGATACAGATAACTTATTCAAACGTAAATATTTTACCATACTTAATAAAATGAGAAATAACTATGAGCCACCAGTTATGGATGACGCTGATAAAGCACAAGATCAGTCCCAATCAAATATATTTCTTGGATTGTTGCAGAGAGAAGATCCAGCCTTCGAGTGATTTGATTAATCCATCAGCTGAACGCTCAATATGTGAGATTAAAGGACTAATTAATGATAAAGGAATCCTAACTCACAAGGCACTTTCTCTACTAGATGAATTTGAAACTTATCTAGTAAAGACTAAGAAGAAAGTTACCACTGCTGTATTAGGAGATGAACATATAGACAAGATAGAAGAGTATAAAGAATATTTTCCTAAGAAACTATCTTCTGGCCCAGGTAGGCAATCTACAAGAGAGCTGAAACAAAAGTTTGTATGGTTCTTTAAGAATTATCCAGAATACACATGGGACGATGTTCTAGAAGCTGCCAACTATTATAATTTTGAGTATAAACAAAAAAATTATGAATTTATGACTAATAGTTCCAACTTCATTAAAAAAGATACAGTAAGTAGAGAAAGTGTATCTAAGTTGGCAGACTATTGTGAACTAGCAAAAGATGTTGTTCAAGAATTAAAAAATCAATAAAATGAGACATGTTTATATTATTTTAGTCACTTGTTTATTCAGCTTATTATGCTGGTTTATAGTCAATAAGTTTATTATTAATGTAGACTTTTTACACTACATTTTTATAGAAATAGTTTTGGTATTATGCCAAAGAATTTGTAAATTTACACTTCAAAACTTAGAGCTCATATGAGTATAGAGGAAAGAGAATATGGGTTCAAGTATCACTGGGAAGTGGTACAAAAAGCGATAAGAAATATAGATGACAGACGACATGGTAGAATCAAATCTTTTGTCACACCTTGGCATGGATTGAATGAAGCTACTATTGGAGGCTTTGAATGGGGGTCTTTAATAACAATTGGAGCAAGACCTGGCGCAGGTAAAACTATGATGATATCAAATCTGTTGAGAGAATCAAAAACACTCAACATTACACAAGATTTTAACATCATCGAGTTTCAATTCGAAATGGGTAATGAGCAGTATGGTACTAGAGAAATAGTAGCAGAAACTGGCCTCGATTACAATGTAGTATTAAGTAGCAAAGCTGCTTTAGATGATTATAAGTTTACGCTTATACAGCAGTATGGTGAAGATTGTAAACACTTGCACAAGCAAGGTGTATATCGTGTTCAGATTAACAAGGCTATTACAGGTAAGGAAATTAGAGCTGCAGTGCACTATTTCTATAATAAGTTTGGTGGCAAGCCTCTTATAGTGACCATCGATCATAGTTGGTTGATTAAGAAAGCTCCAGATGAGAAAGAAAAGCTGAACACGCTGTATAACACAGTGGATACGCTAATTGAACTCAAGAATGAACTACCTGTAATTATTTTAATGGTTACTCAATTAAATAGAACCATAGAAGATTCACTAAGAAGAGCTCCTGGTATTGTAGGAAATTATCCTAACACTGGAGATATTTTTGGTGGTGATGCATTAACTCAGGGTAGCGACATGGTGTTAGCTATGTCAAGACCATATAAGTTTGACATAACTGCTTATGGACCAAAGAGTTATATAGTATCACCAGACTCTATATTCTTACATTTATTAAAGATTAGGAATGGTACTAGCGACACCCCAATTCTCTTTATGAAAGGTTTATTTGAGAAACAAAAACTAATTGAAACTGTCGAACCTGGAATTGTAGTGAACACTAGTGGCTATCAACCAAGAGCCACTAGAAGACAACAAGCTCCAATTGGCAATGAACTTTAAAAATTTTAATGTGTATATGGTTAATGTAGCATCAATGACTAAAGCTGAAAAAGCAGCTTATAGATTAGTAAAGCTCAAAGAAATACGCGAATACAACAAAAATCTTATTGAAGATCTTGGTATCCCTATCGATGATTTCAATATAAAATATGTTTTCACTAGAAATGGTGTACTTGTTGTAGGTATATTTCCTAATGAGTTTAACAGAGAGAAAGGCTTCTATTTTGAATTAATAGATAGCGATATAGAACCAAATGATGATAATAGAACTGTGTATCGACTAGCTCCTACAGAATTTTATGAAGATGAGTATGAGATGGACGAGTATGGTAAATTCTTAGTTCCAATTGAAGAACTAAGAATTATCAATAGACAATCAGTTGCTATTAGCAAAAGTAGCGCTGCCACAAGTAGTGATGCAGTTTTGGAAAAAGAAAAAGTTGTAAGGGTTAAGCCTACTGGTAATATTCCTGTAAAACAACCTTTTACCAAAAACCCACTACCTGAATTTACATTACCAGCGCCTACACCAATTCCTGCAGCTAAACCTGCAAAACCTGCACCAGCACTTATTGAAGATGCTCCTTATAGTGAAATGACTATAAGAGATTATTTTGCAATACATTCTGGGTTGCCAGTGAGTACAAAACCTTGGTTAAATGAATTAGTAAAACGTAAATAGTATATATGGCAACAGGAATTTTAATTATTGCAGAATCTGGGAGTGGTAAATCCACTAGTATTGAAGGTTTAAATCCTAAAGAAACATTTATCATCAATGTGGCTAACAAGCCTTTACCATTCAAAGGCTGGAAAAGCAAGTATGTTACCTGGACGAAAGAAAATCCAACAGGTAATTTATTTGAGAAAGCTAATCCAGAAAGTATAGAAGCTGCTTTGAAATATGTAAATGACAAACGTCCTGAAATCAACACTATTGTAGTAGATGATTTTCAGTACATGAGTTCATTTGAGTTCTTTGATAAAGTGGATGAAAAGGGTTATGAGAAGTTTACTAAGATAGGCGCTCACCTAGCCAAGATTGTTCGTATGCCTAAAGACATGAGAGAAGACTTACAAATCTTTTTCCTCACTCATGCTGAAGAAGCTACTGATATAGAAGGCAAGAAAAAGTTCAAAGCAAAGACAATTGGCAAAATGGTTGACGAAAAATTAACGCTCGAAGGATTATTTTCCATAGTTTTGTTTGGTAAAGTGAAGAAAAACAAAGAAGGTGAGATTAGATATGTGTTCGAAACACAGACTAATGGTGAGAATACTTGTAAATCACCACGTGGTATGTTTGACACTGTCGAAATTGCAAATGATTTAGCACTAGTAAAAAAAGCAGTAATTGCTTATGAATATTAATTAACATTTTAAATTAAAACAACATGTTTAGTACAAAAGGACAAGATGTAAAAGATGGAGGATTGGGAAAATCTCTTCAACCAGGTGTGGTAAAAGCACACATTGTAAGTGGCCAAATTAGAACTTCAAACAAAGGGGATAAAAAATCTTTGGAGTTTGTATTGGAAGGCCCAGCACTACCTAATTTTGAAGGTTGGGCTATTGATAAGAATAATCCTGAAGGTCCAAAATTCAAAGGTCAGTCATCAAGAGTTACAGCAACTATATGGACTGATGAGTTTAACACAAATGATGTGAATAAGAATGACATCTTAAACAAATTATTTGTTATTGGTAAAGAACTAGGCTTAAGAGCTAGTTTAGACAACATTTCTTCAGAGCATACAATCAACTCTATCGAAGATTGGGCAAAACACGCTATTGATCTTATCGCAAGTAATGATTTGTATTTCTTCTTGAAAGGTACTGAAGAAGAGTATAATGGCAAAACAATTATCAAGTTGTCTTTACCAAAATACAAATTCTGTAGTATTAATGAGACTAAACTTGATGTGTTTGATAAAACAAACAAGTATCATTACAAAGCTTTAGAAACTTCAAAACCAGTAGATAAATTTGAAGGTGGTGATGACTTTTCAATGTAATCTATCATTCTAACTGCAAATAAACAGGGGTGTCGTATAACGCGACATCCCTTCTTTATTTGTGCAAAACTATAAAGGTTATGTTTAATACTAAAAACCTAGTACATGATGTAAGAGATGTACCAGTTCCATGGATATTTGAACACTTTTGTAAACTACAAAACAAATTAGATGGTAATGATGTAAAGATCAAAAGTCTTTTTAATAGCAAAGATCGCACGCCAAGTATGTGTATCTATTTAGATAAGAAGAATGTTTATAAGTATAAAGATTTTTCTACAGGCAAAGCTGGCGATGCTATAGAACTGGTTAAAGAACTACATCACTTATCATTT